CCGGACTCCCGGTCATCACCGACGCCAACGTCGCAACGAACCTCGGAGACGGCACGAACGAAGACGTGATCCTCGTCGGCAACCTCCAAGAGGCGCACCTCTGGGAGAGCAACGGCTCGCCGTTCATGCTCCGTTTCGAGGACGTGAAGTCGGCCGAACTCGAAGTGAAGATGGTCGTCTACGGATACGCCGCGTACACCGCGAACCGTTATCCGAACGCATGGGCCAAGATCACCGGAACTGGCCTCGTCACTCCTTCGTTCTAACTCGTAGGCCTGCGGAAGGCTCGGATCGGATAGCGGCATGATCCGAGTCTCCGCAGGTCATAGAACGACCTCAGTAGTTACGAAGACTTCGTCCCGGCTGGGCATCCCCGACGCTCCGTTCGCCTCCTTACGTCCGAGCGTCTCGGATGATCCGCTTCCCGGCCGGGGCGATTCATCTCCAAAGAAGCGGAAGAGAAAGAAGTCCTAGACATGGCGATTACGAACGGCTATACGACGCTCGCCGCGTTTCAGGCATACGCCAACATGAGCACCATCACGGCGGACGAGACGACCACGATCGAGCAAGCGATCGAAGCCGCGTCCCGGACGATCGACCGGATCGCTAACCGTCGGTTCTGGATGGATACGAACGCGACCGCCCGTCTCTACCGGACTACCGACTTCTACACGCTCTTCGTCGACGACATCGGCTCCACGGACGACCTCGAAGTCGCATTCGACGCCACCGGAAACGGAAACTACACGGACGTCCTCGCCCTAAATACCGACTACATTCTCGACCCGATCACCGCTCCCCAGCAGCAACGGCCATACACGCAAGTAACGATCGTAGGCTCCGACCTCTTCCCTCTGCCGATCTCACGTCGACCCCAAGTCCAAGTCACCGCAAAGTATGGATGGTACAACGGGACGCCACCGGATGACGTCGTCGAAGCCTGCCTCATCCTCTCAGCGGACTACGTCAAGCGGGCGTCATCGGTCGGCGGAGTGCTCGGCCTCTCAGAACTCGGCGCTATCCGCATGAGTCCCCTCGGACGAGACATCTCGGCGATCGTCCGGGCGTACCGTCGCGAGGTCGTCGCGTGACGCCGTCCACCGTTCGCGACAAGATGAAACTCGCCCTCGACATCACGGGCCTGCGCGTCTACGACACCATCCCCGAGAACATCATCCCACCCGCCGCAGTCGTCGGAAACCTCTCGATCGACTGGGACTTGGTCATGAAACGCGGAGCAGATACCGCGAACCTTGACGTCACCGTCATCGCCGGACGGATGAGCGACCGGGCCGCGCAGGACTACCTCGACGGCCTTCTCACCGCCACCGGAACGAACTCGATCAAGACCAAGATCGAAGCCGATCAAACTCTCGGCGGTTCCGTCTCATCCATTCGATGCCTCCGAGCGTCCCCGCTCTCCGTTACCGTCTCCGGCGTCGAGATGCTCGCCTACCGCTTCGAGGTAGTGTGCTACGGATGAAGAAGTTCCGCGTCACCTCTCGACGTCTCTACGGCTTCGCCGAAGGGGACATCGTCTCGGCGGACGGCCTGCGACTCTGCGGAGTCGATCTCGACCGGGCGCGAGCGAAGAATCTCATCGCAGAAATCGGCTACGATGAACCCCGAAAGCATAAAGGCGCTCGCAAGGACGCCTCCGACTCAGACAAGGACTAAACTCAACCTATGGCCACCGCAACATTCCTCGGAGCAGCCGCCGTGTTCACCGTCGACTCGGTGGACTTGGCCGACCAACTCGTGAACATCTCGATGACGAAGACCGTCGACGCCCTCGAAAGCACGAGCCTCAAGGACACCGCTCGCGCATTCGTAGCGGGCCTCGAATCGTCGGAGACTACGTTCACCGTCCTCGGTTCGTTCGCAACGGGTGAAGCCGTCCAGTCGATCTTCGGCGACGTAGGTTCGTCGGTGACGATCGTCTTCGAGCCTCTTACCGCAGCACCCGGAGCCTCCTCACCTCGTTACACGCACACCGGAGCATTCCTCGCATCCGCCCCGGTCGTCGTGAACGTCGGAGAACTCGTCCAAGTAACCGCCACCTACACGGGCGGCTCGATCGCGCAGGCGGTGGCCTAAACGATGCTCGACATCTCCGTCACAATAAAGCGGAAAGACGGAACGCAAGAGACGTTCCCCGTCTACGCGGACTCCCAAATCGCGTTCGAGCGATGGGCGAAGACATCCATCTCCGCCGCATTCGATCCCAACGGTCAGCCGAAGATGGAATCTCTCTACTATCTCGCATGGCTTGCGGAAAAAAACTCCGGCGCGATCGTAAAAACCTTCGACGAATGGGTGAAAAATGTTGCGGCCGTCGGTCACGAGGACGGCCCGGGAAACTAGTCATCCCCGGCGGCGGGGTAGCGGCGGAAATTGCAACGCTCGCGCTGGTAACGAAACTCGATCCGGTGTCGCTCATGCGAACACCTCCGGACGTCATTCGAGCGCTCTACGATGGGATGAGAAAACTCAACGAACGGAGACGCTCGAAACATGGCTAGTACTGGCACGTTCGGTTATCGCCTCAGCCCCGATTCTCCCGGAGCCGTCCGAATCGAGAATCTTTCGGCTACGCAACGCGACCTCCGCAAATTAGGAGGCGACCTTGATCTCGTCAAAGGTGAGTTCCTCTCAACGAACCGAAAAGTCGCCGAACTAGTTATCGACGGATCAAAAAAATACGTTCCGGTACTTACCGGGGCGCTCGCGGAATCCATCCGAAACGCTTCGACGAAGAAATCGGCAAAGGTTCGCGTCGGCGACCGATCGAACGTACCCTACGCGGGGCCGATTCACTTCGGCTGGCCAGCCCGCCGAATCAAGCCGCAGTCATTCATCTACGAGGCCACCGACCAACGTCGAAGCGACGTCGCAAAACTCTACGCCGAACGAATCACCCAAATACGATTCAAGTACGGTTTATAAGTTATGTCTAAGCCAATAACGATCTCCATCGTTGGAAATGCTGGCCCACTAAAAAAGAGCCTAAAAGAGTCCGAAGACGCCCTCGGCAAGTTCGGAAACACCGCGAAAAAACTCGGTATCGCGGCAGCCGCCGGACTTGGCGCCGCAGCCGCCGGAATCGGTGTCGCAATAGGCAAGGCGTCCGACCTAAACGAAACGATCTCTAAAGCCGGAGTCATCTTCGGAGACGCCGATAAGGAGATTCAGAAGTTCGCAAAGGGGGCGGCAGCGAGCCTCGGCCAGTCCCGCAAGCAAGCCCTCGACGCGGCTGCGACGTTCGGCATCTTCGGCAAATCCGCAGGACTTGCGGGGAAAGATCTTTCAGACTTCTCGATCGACTTCACGAAACTCGCCTCCGATCTTGCGTCGTTCAACAATACGTCGCCGGAAGACGCAATAAATGCGATCGGAGCAGCGCTACGCGGAGAGTCGGAACCGTTACGCCGCTACGGAGTGCTACTAAACGACGCCTCCCTAAAACAAGCGGCGCTATCCCTCGGAATCTACGACGGAAACGGCGCTCTAACCGCGCAGCAAAAAGTCCTTGCCGCGCAAAAGGTAATCTTCGAGCAGACCACCGACGCACAAGGCGACTTTGCCCGCACTTCTGACGGCCTCGCTAACTCAACTCGCATTCTGAAGGCACAACTCGAAGACGCGATTACGACACTCGGCCAAGCCTTCCTCCCGATAGCGGTCAAGATAGCCGCATTCGCTAAAGATACGTTTATTCCAGTCATAGAGAAACTCACCGAAGCATTCTCGAAGGACGGACTAAAAGGAGTTCTCACACTCTCGACCGACGCGATGCTTCGTTTCTACGACGAGGCCTCGACACTCACGAAAACGGTTATTGCGTCAACTATTGCGATCTCCGGAATGTATGCGGCCCTAAAGACGCTTACGTTTATACAAACCGTTACGACGTTAGTAAAAGGGCTAACCGTAGCCGTGAATGCTGCGACCGTTTCAATGGCCGGATTCCAGACGACGGCGCTCGGAATGGCAAAGACCGTCGGATTAGTGTTCGCGGCGGTTGCGTTCTCCGTTGACCAACTTCTCGCAGATAACGCCTTCGCGGGTAAGCGGCTCATGGAATCGGTCGCCCAATTCGCGAACGTAATCATCGCTGGAATTGAATCGGTCTTCAATAGCGCCGTCCAATGGGTAAATCTTCTGAACAAGGCCGCTAACGCCCTCGTCCCGGGCGATCCGTTCCCAATGCTGGATCCGGTAAAGTTCGGGCGTATCCGCGAAGATTACGGCTCAATGGGCGCATTCCCGACACCGACGAAAGTCGCTCCGAGACTCGTTATTCCGAGTATCGAACCGCGAACGTCGGCTCCGGTGATTCCGGCTCCGGTGATCGTTCCCGCAGCCGGAGACATCTCGGGCGGCGGCGGAGGCGGCGGCCGTGGATCGACTCGCGCTGCAAATGAAGCGCGAACCGTTATCGCGCCGACTGAAGGCTTCATCGCGGCTGGAGAATCTGCGGCCCAAATCGGCTTCGCCGGAATTGATCTATCCGGTTTTGACTTCATGGCACAAGACCAACGAATCCTCCCCGACACGGTGAACATCACCGTCAACACCGTGAGCGCGGACGCCAACCTTCCGAACCTCATCGTCGACGCCCTCCAGCAGTACAACCTCGTTTCCGGGCCGTTAGACGTTCAGATAGCAGTCTGAGCCATGCCTGCGAACATCGTTACGGGTGGAACGCTCACCGTAGAACTCGACGTCGGCTTCGGAGACGGCTTCACACTCAACGACACGCAGCAAGGCCTCCTAGACGGTACGACCTACGTCCTTGACGGCGTGGATGAGTTCGCCGAAATCGACGTCCTCTCCGTTCAGATAGAACGCGGCAAGAAATCACCGCTCGACTCCATCGCACCCGGAAGGGCCGTCATCGTCGCCCGGGACACGAGCCGAGCGTTCGACCCGTACAACACCGCGAGCGTCTACTGGGACGAGTTCGACGACACTCCCGGACTCTCCCCGCTCCGACAAGTACGCATTACCCGAAACTCTGACGTCATCTTCCGAGGTCGCGTAGTCGACTTCACCTATGACTACGTCGGCCCGAAACAAATACCCCAAGTAACGATTATCTGCGCGGACGACCTCTTCATCCTCGCGAACTCGTTCCTCTCAGCGTTCACCCCATCCGCCGAACTTTCCTCCGCCCGAGTCGCAACCATCCTCGATCGAACCGAAGTCGGCTGGAGCGCCTCCCTCCGGGACATTACGACCGGGACGGCCACACTTGGCGACTATGCGATTGCCGAAGGTACGAACGCCCTCGACTACCTCCGCAAGGTTGACTCCGCCGAACGTGGACGGCTCTTCGTCCGGGCATCCGACGGCGACCTCGTCTTCCAGCCGCGCATTGGGAACACGCTCTCCGCTCCGGCCGTCACATTCGCCGACGACGGCTCCGAAACGCCCTACCGGGAAGTCTTCGTCGACTTCACCGTCGAGTCGGTACTGAACCGCGTCACCGTTCAGCGTTCCGGCGGAACCGCCCAGACTGCCACTGATAACGCCTCTATCGCGCTCTACTTCACGCAGGCCGAAACGATCACCGACTCCCTTCTCTCAACCGACGCGCAGGCGCTCACACTTGCGAACTACCTCCTCGAAGGTTCCCCGTCGCCGCGTTTCTCGGGCGTGGAGACGTTCTTCGGATCGCTAACGACCGGGCAGCA